TAAGTCCATAAATAAATTATCCTTACATAAACACATCATTAAGAGGTGGAAATTTTGGCAACATATCCGATTATTAATAAAGAAACTGGTGAACAAAAGGAAATAGTTCTGAGTGTTCATGAATGGCCAAAATGGTGCGAAGAGAATAGTGATTGGATTCGTGATTGGTCTGATCCATCTACTTGCCCCAAACCAGCAGAAGTTGGTGAATGGAGAGATAAACTTGTAGCAAGAAATCCTGGATGGAATGAAGTTTTAAACAAGGCATCGAAAGCACCAGGTTCTAAAGTAACTAAAATCTAATGGCAAGAAGAAAAAGAGCATCTGCGAATGATCAACCCATTGGAGTTGGTCTTACGACAAAGCAGATGAAAAGAAAAAAACCATTAAGTTCTGGATACTTGGTGGATATAGACCCACTTAATGATAATCAAAAAAGACTGTTTGATTCTTATAAAGAAGGAAAGCATCTTATTGCATATGGTTGTGCAGGCACAGGAAAGACCTTTATAACCCTCTTTAACGCACTTAAAGATGTATTAGATGAGAACACTCCTTATGAGAGAATATACCTCGTCAGGTCTCTTGTAGCAACCAGAGAGATTGGGTTTCTTCCTGGTTCTCATGAAGATAAGGCAGACATCTATCAAATTCCATATAAGAATATGGTGAAGTATATGTTCCAGATGCCTTCTGATGCTGATTTTGAGATGTTGTATGGCAATCTTAAATCGCAGGAATCAATCAAATTCTGGAGCACATCATTTCTTCGTGGAACAACACTTGATAATGCGATTGTGATTGTCGATGAATTTCAGAACCTGAATTTTCATGAACTCGATAGTATCATTACGAGAGTTGGTGAAAATACCAGAATTTGTTTCTGTGGTGATTCTCGACAGTCAGATTTAAATAAGGCAAATGAAAGGAATGGTATTGTTGACTTTATGAACATCTTGCGTAAAATGCCTTCTTTTGATATAATTGAGTTTGGAACTGACGATATTGTTCGATCTGGTCTAGTCAAAGAGTATATCGTCGCAAAAACAGAAGCAGGTTTTTAATGTTTAATCATATTGATTTGAATCTCTCTCCTCTTGAGAGGGAGACTATTGATGGAGTCAGATATTATTCTGTTCCACATGAAGAAGAACTCCTAAAATTGGTATCGATTACTTCGGTAACCAGTCATTACAATAAGGAGACTTTTGTTAAATGGAGAAAAAGAGTTGGTGATGAAGAAGCAGATCGAGTCACAAAGGCTGCAACACGTCGTGGAACCGATTTTCATAGTCTCACTGAGTGTCACCTAAAGAATATAGAGTTACTAAAAGTTCCTCCTATCTCTGAGTTCTTATTTAAGATTTCTAAGGGAACTCTAAAGAATATTGATAATATTCATGCTCTGGAAACGTCCCTATATAGTAAGCAGTTAGGTATTGCTGGAACCGTCGATTGTATTGCAGAATACGAGGGTGAATTAGCAATAATTGACTTTAAGACTTCAAAAAAACCGAAACCAAGAAATTGGATCGAAAACTATTTTGTCCAATGTGCAGCATATGGTTGTATGTTGTATGAAATGACTGGTATTCCGGTCAAAAAATTTGTAATCATCATGGCTTGTGAAAATGGAGAATGCGTCGTCTACGAAGAAAGAGACAAATCAAAGTACATCAAACTTCTTACCGAATACATTAGAAAGTTTGTTACAGATAAACTGGAACTCTATGGAACCGAATAAGGAACTAGAAAAGGTGTTGGCAAGTAAATTTCTAACACCATCTAAATTTGCACTCGAAATCGAAAAGATTGTTGCAGAAGAAAAAATTAACTATATTGATGCTATTGTTCACTATTGTGAATTAAATGAACTTGATGTAGAATCAGTCACAAAACTTGTATCAAAACCACTGAAAGAAAAATTGAAGTGGGATGCTACGAGACTTAATTTTATGAAAGCAACTTCGAAAGCAAAACTGCCTATATGAAAGTGTCACCATTTGATACCTACCAACATTATTTGTCACTCAAAAATCATTTTACGAATCCAAAATACGACTTCTTCCGATATGGTGCGAAGACCCGTGCGAGTGTCTCTTCATTCAATAAAAGAAGAGATAAGTATTGGTTTGAGAAAACCAGTCGTAAATATAATGACGAAGAAGTTGTAAAATTTCTTGTATCTAATTTCGCATACGCAGACAACCCACAAAATCTATGGATTGGTCAAATTATCAGTTCTGGAGAAAGGACTTACGCAGATTGGACAAAGAGACAACAGAGTTTGACTTACTTGTTCAAAGAACAAAGCAACGAATTACTCTCGAACAACGAATTAGAGAATCTATTCAGTTGTTCGAAAGGTCATCCAACAATCTTAAAAAGATTTCTTGGTGGAGACATAAGTCTTGAAACTTTTGTAATTTATGATAGAATATTCTCATTCAGAAAGAAGTTTGATAAGAAACTGAAAGATCCTGTATGGGAAACCGTCAGTCTTAAAATACAGAAGTATTCTCCCTTTCTTCAAATAGATATCTTTAAATTTAAAAAAATTCTTAGAGATATTGTTGAATAATTGCGGGCAGCAAAGTTGGGTAGGGGTATTTGACTTGTGTAAGTCCCGCATAAATAGTATTACCCCTACTAAAAGAAAACATTGACGTGTTCAAATTCAAGATGAGTGACTTTTTTGATTCTGATATCATTCAGGAAGAACTGAGTGAAATTAATGAAATGCAAGAAAAAATCTACGAGAGTTTTATTTCTTTTGGAAATATGACTCGTGAGCAAAAACTTGAACACGTTGAAATACTTTCATCCTTGCTTGAAAAACAGCAAGTAATGTATACAAGATTATCTCTTTCTGATGACCCAAAGGCCATCGAAATGAAAGAGAATCTACGCAAGTCAGTTTCAACAATGGGGTTTCCTCCAGAGACTGATATGTTGACTTTATTCAGTAGTATGAATGCAACAATAAAATCTCTCAAAGATTATATTGAAGATTGACAATTAAGTCTCTATTTGTTATACTATCTAAGTAAATCCAAAACATCCAAACTAATCTAAGGTAATCTAAATGTCTTTTGCTGATCTTAAAAAGCAATCCAAACTGGGTTCTTTGACACAAAAACTAGTCAAAGAAGTCGAAAAAATGAATAATGCAAGTAGTTCAGGTGATGAACGTCTGTGGAAACTAGAATGTGATAAAGGCGGCAATGGTTATGCCGTTATTCGTTTCCTGCCTGCTCCTGAAGGTGAAGACCTTCCATTCGTTAAACTCTATTCACATGCCTTCCAAGGTCCTGGTGGATGGTATATTGAGAACTCTCTGACGACTCTGAATCAGAAAGACCCAATGTCAGAATACAACACGATGCTGTGGAACAACGGCACTGATTCTGGTAAAGATCAGGCACGTAAGCAGAAACGTAAACTGACTTATGTTGCAAACATCTATGTCGTCAAGGATCCTGCTAATCCTGAGAATGAAGGTCGGGTAATGCTTTATAAATTCGGTAAGAAAATCTTTGATAAGATTACTGCCGCAATGCAACCTGAGTTTGAGGACGAGGAAGCAATCGATCCGTTTGACTTCTGGCAGGGTGCTAACTTCAAACTGAAGGCAAAGAATGTTGCCGGTTATCGTAACTATGATTCTTCAGAATTTGCCCGTCAGGATGTACTTCTTGAAGATGATGAAGCAATGGAAGCAATCTGGAAGAAAGAGTATTCTCTCGAAGATTTTGTTGCTCCAGACCAATTCAAGTCTTATGATGAACTGAAGAAGCGTCTTGAATATGTTCTTGGTATCAAAGGAACAACTAAGTTCCAAGATCAAGAATCTGTTCAGGAAGAAGAAGAGTTTCGTCAACAGAATCGTGCAGAATCAAATCCTGTCCCTCAGTCAATGAAAGAAGAACTGAACGATCTTTCTTCTACTAATACTGATGACGATGATGATACTCTTTCATACTTTGCCGCACTCGCAGCAGATTAATTATTCTGCGAGTACGATTCTAGTATTATCCACACGAATGAGAGACTCAGTTACAAATTGTGAAGACCTATCATAAATCATAATTTGTTTCATATCATTTAAAAACTTCTGCAAATATCCTCTTTTTAGTAAATAAATTGAGGATTTTTTATTATTTTTAATAGTCTCATATTCTAAATTACTAATCCCTCTTCTTACATCACTACCAGATAGAGAAATTGCATTGCCATTATCAGTATAATTTAAAGTAAAATTTTCATCTACGATTTTGCCTTCAGGAAGAATTAATCTACCACTTGAATTTTTGACTTCTTTAGTTTCATAATAATTAACATTAGATAAGTTTTCTACACCATACTTATTTTCGATATATCTGTATAATACATAATTTGATAAAGGCCATTCATCTCTTACATTAATAATACCGGCAGTCATTAATACTACCCAATCAAGTTCTGCACTCCCATAAAATTCTTCGGCAACTGTATCGGGTCTTGCACCTTCTACAATTTCATACTTATCAAAAATTGTAAAGACATTCTGTAAATCATCACGTAACTTATTTTTTCTGAATAAGTTTTTAACTCTTAAATATTCTTTAGATGAAATTGAATCAGAAAGAAATGACTGATAATCTACATCTGGTAATTCTCTGAAATATGCCATTTTAGTATCCTGTTCCTCCTTCTTCTTTTTGATCTATATCATAAACTGGTTCAATTTCTTTGAAAGATAAGTCCATAATCATCGCAACAGGTGTACCATCATCATAAGTACTATAAACTCCGGCACCTGTATAATTTACGCTAATACTTTCTAAGAAGCACTGTTTAAATCTATGTAAGTATGAATGATCTTCACTGCCTTGTTTATATGTTAATTCAAATACACTCGGAGTTCTTAAAAAAGTATTCTCAATTGATGCACCTTCTACTCTCGGAGCCATATATTGTTTAAATGCTCTTATTATTTCCTTAATTTTCTTACCTTCGTCTTTGGATCTTGGCACCATTTTAAATTGAAATCTAAAAGTTCTAAGAGTTGGACCATTAAATAATAATTCTAAA